TATTATAGAAAAGGGACAAGAAGCAATTAATGGAATTCTTGAACTGGCTCAAGAAAGTGAAATGCCCAGAGCATATGAAGTTGCAGGACAATTAATTAAAAGTGTTTCGGATGCAACTGATAAATTAATGGATTTGCAAAAGAAGTTAAAAGATGTAGAAGAAGAATCTACAAAAGGACCTTCTACTGTTAACAATGCACTCTTTGTAGGATCAACAGCGGAATTACAAAAACTTATCAAACAGCAGAGTAAGATTGAGACTAAATAACATTGGGAGAGAAATCCCAAAGTATCACATTACTAATAGCTGCTTAACATGTCGGAAGACAATATTGAAAAGTTACCTTCACTAAATGACTTTCAGGATAGTTCGGACGAATTACCCTCAGT